TTCCATATGTTCTGCTGGGACAACGCCGAAAGCGAAGTTTCTTATATCTTCCGCCCGCTTGGCGGCAGCGGCACGACTGGAACCGAAGACGCTCGCGTTTTCACTGGTACGCTGATCGTCCCGCCCCGCGGTCGTCTGGCTATCGGCGGGGAAGCAAATCCTCGCGGAACTTGGTCTTGGGAAGCCCGCTTTGACTGCACGGGCGAACCGACGGTTTCTGACGTTACCCCGTAACCGTGGCAGTAACACGCGACCTTCGTCAAGAATTCAGGGGCGTTACGCTAAAAACTGAAGGCTTGGCGAAGGCTTCGCGTGCACTGGCAAGGGCTGGCGACTACGCCGAAGATCAGCGCGACCTAATGCACAGTATTGGGCAGTTGGTCGTTGACGAAGCGAAGACGTTGGCACCCGTTCGTTCTGGGGCATTGCGGGACGCTATCCGCGCAGGTCGTGGAAAAACGAAGGCAGTTGTTCGGGCAGGTTTCCGTCGTGTACCGTATGCGCCAGTCATTCACTACGGCTGGGCAGACCACAACATTGAACCGCAACCGTATATGTTGCAGGCGCTCGCCAATAAGCGGGCTGAAGCGTTCAAACTGTACGAAGACGGAATGCGACGACTACTGTTGAAAGCAGGGCTTGACGTGTCCCAAGCAGGTATTATGGGAAGCGCGAACGATTTCGCAGGGTCATACGACCTATCAGGAGAATGAGAAAGGTAAACCCGAAAAATGGCTACAAGTATGGACAGTCTAACTATGGCTGAAATTTATAAAGTTGAAACTATCGCGGGCAAGTCAATTCAGTCTTTGACTGACACGACCGCCCCGAACAGTCGGCTTATGACCGCAATTGCATTCGTGATCAAGTCCAGGGAAGCGACGGGGCTGAACTTTGAAAAGTTTGAAGCCGAAGCAACACTTGACGAAGTTATGGCAGTGATTAGCGGCGGTGACGAAGCCGAAAAAAAATAACTGAAGACAGGGCTGACGACTTTGCACAATTCTTTCTTTTGGGAATGTCGAAGTCCGAATATCTGTCAATGACTTTGGCGGAACGCGCCGCAATTATTAGCGCAGTAACAGAACGGAACAAGGCACAGAATGGCTAATCAACAGGTAATTATTAGCGTACTTGCTGACGTTTCAAAGTTTTCAAAGCGTATGCGCGGTCTTGGGGACACGTTCGGCAGTTTCGCAAAACGTACAATTCGGGCGACGGCGCTTGTTGCTGGGGCGCTTGGCGCAATTGGGCTGGCTGGGATCAAGGCAGCCGAAGACGCGAAGGTTGCTGACGACCGACTGAAGAACATTGCAACGTCAATGGGCTTGTTCGGTACGCAAACAAAGCAGGTCACTGACCGACTTTCTGACTACGCTTCTAAAATGCAGTTGTTGACTGGCGTTGACGACGAAAGTATCAAACTGACACAGGCGAAGTTGCTGACGTTCAAGGAACTGGCGAAGACCGCGGGGACTGTTGGCGGCGCATTCGACCGTGCAACAAAAGCGGCTATGGATATGGCGGCAGCGGGCTTCGGTCAGTCGGAACAAAACGCCGTCCAGTTGGGTAAAGCGTTGCAGGATCCTATCAAGGGCATTACTGCGTTGCGCAAGTCTGGTATTACGTTTACGGAAGCCGAACAGAAAAAGATCAAGGCACTTGTTGAAAGTGGAAAACTGCTTGAAGCGCAAGAAATGGTGCTTGGCGCGGTTGAACAGCAAGTTGGCGGGACGGCTGAAGCGACCGCGAAGGCTTCGGACAAGATCAAGGTTGCATTCGACGAAATCAGCGAGAAAATTGGCACGGCGTTGTTGCCTTATGTTGAAGACTTGGCTGAAGCGTTTCTGACGTGGCTACAAGACGACCGCACTATTGCGTTCTTTGACGACGTCCAGACTGCTATTAGTAACTTCGTGGACGCTATGCAGGCAGCGTTCGACGACCCCGCCGTAAAGGAAACGTTCGCCCGCTTGAACAACGGCGTGGAAAAGTTCTTTGACTATCTCGCCAGCCCGCAGGGTAAGCGTGACATTCGCAATTTTGCGGGCACCATTGCTTCGGCGTTCGCAGTCGTGAACGAATCGCTTATGTTCACGTTGTTCGGCTTGAACGCGGTTATGTCGGCGTTGCAGGGCAACTGGGGCGCGTTGAATATGACGTTCAGCCAGTTCAAAAACAAGTATTTTCCGAAGTACGGGGCAACGGATAACTACAACAACGCCCCCGCTGGAACGTCTACTTGGGCACCTATCGGATCAACTTCGGGCGGCAACCCGTCAGCCCCAGGGGGTCGCGCTATGAGCGCACCCGTCGTTGTCAATTTCAATGCACCCGTTGACAGTGTTTCGGCTGGACGTGAAATTATGCGCGTAATTACGGCTTACAACGGTGCGCGGGGCGTAGCCTAATGGCAACAATTTACGAAGGGTCATTGCTGGGGACGCTGACCGTTTCAACGTCGCCTAATACTGGAACGGCTTCGTGGACGGATCACAGCGCGACCGTGTCGAACGTGTCGTTGACCCGTGGCGGGGAAGAACCTTATGTTGGCGTTTTCAATACTGACGTCGGTTCGGGAACTATCACACTGGTAAACAATTCGGCAACCATTGAACCAGGGTATTGGGTTCGTGTTGCAACCACTGGCGGGAATGTCTGGGCGGGGTTTATTTCTGACGTGCGCGAAGATGTTCGCGTTCTGGGTCAGAAAACTTACAACGTCAAGACACTTATTGTTTTGGACTGGGTCGCGTGGCTTGGTCAGATCCGTCAAAGTAGTTTTCTGGCTGACCAGGTTCTTATTGCTGGCGTTTCGCGTTCGTTCCGCCCTTCGGCGCTAAATCTTTCACTAGGTTTCAGCGCAATTACTATGACCGTCAATAATTCTTATTCTGGCGGCGGGTTTATCGGTTCCGCCCCGTATTACAATGATATTTCTTGGGCTAATATGCTTGACCTAACGTGCAACAGCGTTTCGGGTTACTACTGGCACGCGACAAAGAATGCCCCGACTAACGGCACAACGGGTCGCACGGGGCTGGCAAAGTTCAGCAACACAGCAATTTCTTCTTCGGGCATTGTGTTCACTGACGGAACGCACACGGGCACGCCGTCAAACTTGTGCCGTTATAGTGACGCAACCGTGTCAAAAGAAACTAGCAGCATTGTCAACACACTTATTTATAACAACACTAATGGCGTTTACGAATACGACTTTGGACTGTCAGACACAACTAGCGTCAACGCTTATGGGACACGTTCAGCGGTCATTGACACTAATGCAGTATGGGTCACGTCAACCGCAGAACCCGAAGCCGTCAACTTGTCAACCGTTCCGTCTTTTGAAGGTATGGACTTTGAAGGATCGTCAGTAGTCAATTTCTATACTTCCATTGAACAGCCAGCACTTGACGCGGGCGGGGCTTGGGCGGCGTATAGCGGCACTAACGCGCTTCGTGCTTACAACGTTGCGGGAACTGGAACAACAACGTCACAAGGCTGGGACGAACGAATTCCAGTCAAAGCGGGCACAACGTATTATTCTTTTGCTTACGCAGCAACAACGGGAACAACGTCAATTCGTGCCCGCGCCCGTATTGACTGGTATAACGAAGCAAACACGTTGCTTTCAACTTCGTTAGGGTCGTTTGTTTCTTGCTCGTCGTTCAAAACTTGGTATAAAGTCAGTCTTTCGGCAACCGCCCCAACTAATGCCGTGTACGGCAGAATTACAGTCAACTTCGATCGCAACGGCTCGACGTTCCCCGCAACTACTAAACTATGGGTTGACGGCGTTTATTTCGGGCGCACTAACGAAGCAAACTATTTCGACGGCAACACAGCCGACACAACAACACGAATTTATTATTGGACAGGATCCGAAAACAATTCAACGTCTAACGTTGAAAAGAACGTTTTGAATACTAACGGCAACACGTTTTTGACTGCCAATGCAACCCCAAGAAAAGCGCCGAAAACAATTGTTTGGAATGCACAGGACAACATTGCACTTGTTGACAATCTTGAACTGTATACGACCGTTGTTGTTTGGTACGGCGGGCAATACTGGACACAGGTCGTCACAGGTATTTCGCACGACATAACGACCAACGGTGACGGCACAGACCGTTGGCTTGTAACACTTACGCTTCGACCGTCAACAGGAACCTAGAAAGGGAACAACATTGTTCAAACTATTTACTGAAATTTTGAAACGCGCCGCTGCGCTGATCGTGCTGAAGGTGACGGGTATCGTCGCCGCTGGGTCAGTGTTCGGCGCTGAACTGTGGCAGTCGGCGGGCATTGCCGCTTTTGTCGGGCTTGTCGAAGTTGCCGAAAGTCTGGCAAAGGCTTACGTTGTTGACGGCGAACTGAACAACGTCGAAGTGAACGAAGCATTCCGAAAGGCGGGCGGGAAAAAGTGAGCGACGAAGAACTTCGACCCGTACAAATTACTTTGCGCGATATTTACGAAGTCGTTATTCGGCTGGACAAAGCCAACATTGCAAGTCGGTTGTCGGATCACGAAGACCGCATTCGGTCGCTGGAACGTCTTGTTTGGGCTTGGGCTGGCGGGGCGGCGCTCGCGGGTGCTTTTATTGGTCAACTAATTTCTTTTGCCGTAGGGGGTAACTAATGCCAAATTGGAAACGACCGTTTCCCGTCAAGTCAATCACTGACAGTTTTGACGACCACAAGAACAGGGCACGCGGAAGCAAGAACCCAGGAACCGACTATGCCGCTGCGCGGGGTGCGAACGTCATTGCAACCGCTGACGGCGTTGTTGAAATGGTGAAGAACACAATTAGCGGTGCCGCAGGGCGCGTGATTATTGTCAAGCATTCGGGCGGGTGGAGAACTGAATACTTGCACCTATCGCAGATCCGCGTCAAGGTAGGGCAGCCAGTCAAGCAAGGGCATCATATTGGCGACGTCGGCGGCAGCGGCAACGGTTCTGAAAAGTTCTACGGCTACCACTTGCACTTGACGTTGTCGAAGGGAAACACGCCACTTTCGGGGCGCGGGAACGTTGACTTTGAAAAAGCAGTTTCGGCACAGGTGAAGGCTGAAAAGGTGAAGCCCGTCATTGTGGCTGATCCGAAGCCCGTGTTGCCGTAATAGACTGGGGCGCGTTTCCTTCGGCGTGCCCCGTAGCCCCGTCAGCGTTTCGGGTTCGCTGGCGGGGCGTTTCTTTTCTGAACGTGTTCTGAATTAGGTAACGAAAAACGTTATAAAACTTTTTGCGTTTTTTGTGGATAAAACTGTTTTGGCGTGTATTGTCGTACTTGTAAGGAAATCAACCCGAAAGGAAAAACCCGAAATGAACGCAACAGCCGAATACCGCGAAATGATCAAAAGCGCGTTGAACAGCGCAGTTGACAACGCAAACCGTTTCAACGCAAACGAAATGAAGAACACAATTGAAGTTGGCGACATTGTTTGCGCAAAGGGAAGCAAGATCGAACGCCGCGTTGTGAAGGTTGAAACCGAAATTGTTGTTGCTGACCGTCTTGACCAGTATCTTGGACAAACGCCGAATTCCCGTTCGTGGCTAAACCGTGACCGCGTCGTAATCGTCAAGAAAGGGGCGCTGGCATAACGCCAGCCCCCGAAACAACCCGAAGGAAACCCCGAAATGTCAAACAACGAAGTAATTCAAGCCCGCCGCGAACTAAAGGACGCAATTGAAGAAATGAACCGTTCGTTCAAGTACGGTTCCATTGAAGAACTGCTAGACGTTGCTAATGCCCTTGTTCACGCTTCGGACAAGTTCCGTTTCACCGTCGAAGAACTTGCTGAAGAAATAGGCGTGAAATGATCCGCGGCACGTTGACACTGCTCGCCATTGCTTGCGCACTTTACGTCGCACACTGGATCGTCCCGCAACCCAACGGACTAGGCGACCTAGCAGGGGTCTTGTCAGGGGCGGCGTTACTTTACTTTCTTGCAACCGCAGAAATTACGGGGCGCAAGTGAACGACTTCGACACAGTCGCTTGGGAACTTGTCCGACTGGTACAAGAAAAGCGCGAAGCCGAAAAAGCCGAACGTCTTGCGTTCAAAAAAGAACTTGCCCGCAACCTTCGTGTACCGTGGCGAAAAGCGAACCCGACAATTGAACCTAAAATGACGCCCGTTGCAAAACAGCGTGCTTACTATAGAAAAGCCCGCGAGCGTGTCGCTGAAACTAAAATGTTGAACGAAGAACTAGCGTTGTTCACAGCCCAACAGATCGAAGCGGGCGAACGAATTATGCAAAAACTAATAACCGAAGGAAAAATGAAATGATCACGAAAGACCGTTTTCTTGCACAGTCAGGAACTGAAGAATGGCACGAACTTCGCAAGTCGGGCGTATCCGCAACCGCAGTGGCGAAAGCGTGCACGCCGTCAGGGTTCGCTGAAATGGTGCGGGACATCTGGGACGGGGCAACGCCTATTCCAGACAACGAATATATGCGTTTCGGACGCGACCAGGAAGCCAACATAATTGCAGACTTGCAAAGTATGGGCTATGACATTGAACCGAACGACTGGCTTATTGCCGCCGACGGATACACGAACCGTTGGCAGTTCGCAACGCCAGACGGTCTTTCGTCGGATCACAAGACCATTGCCGAAGTGAAGACGACGGGCAAGGACTGGGGCGACTGGTCGAAAGTTCCGTTGCACTATAAGCGGCAAGTTCAATGGCAGTTGCACGTCACGGGCGCGGCAGTGTGCGTTTTCGCGTGGCAGTTGCGGGCACAGACCGACGCAGGGATCTTCGTCCCAGGGTGGCTAGAACCGAAAGCCGTCATTGTACCCCGCGACGAAGAACTAATTCGGGAACTTATCGGCGTGGCGGAAAAGTTACAACTGGAACTGATTTACCGCGAACAGCGTGCCCAGGAAGACTAGACTGCGACTATGGAAAACGAAACTGCTGACATTGCCGTTCTGGTCACGAAGGATCAAACAGACGACTGGTACACAACCGAAGTCATTGTTGACGGCGAAGTGATCAAGTCGGGCACCTATGCAACTAAACAGGGCGCGTTGCGTTTCGCGTCAATGCAAACAATTCAACTAACCAATGCAAACAACAACGAAGGAAAGAACCAATGACAAACAAACACGAAACAGTTCACGAAGCCATTGTTGCGGTAATGCGCGACGTTCACAGCGTAGGAAAGAACGAAGTCAACGCAGCGCAAAAGTTCAAGTTCCGCGGCGTGGACGCCGTCGTGAATGCACTTGCCCCCGCTATGCGTTCGCACGGGTTGTTTATTGTACCAGACGGCGCAACCGTTTCTTACGAAACGAAGCAGTCAGCCAACGGCGGGCAGTTGCAGATATGCCGTGCAACCGTCGAATACACGTTGCACCACACGTCAGGGACAGAAATCAAGGGTTCCGTATTCGCGGAAGCATTCGACAGCGGCGACAAGGCGACTGCTAAAACTATGTCGGTCGCGTTCCGAACGTTTCTGTTGCAGACATTCGCGTTGCCAACGGACGACAAAGACCCCGACGCTGAAACTTACGAAGTGAAGTCAAAGCCCGACACAGTCAAACTGGATCAGCAGAAAGCAACTGCCGACGCTATCGCAACCCAGGTCGCTGAAGCGAAGACGCTGGACAAACTGAACGACTTGTTCACGGTCGCCCGTGACGCTGGCGTTTCGGAAACGTTGAAGACGACGTTCACGGCAAAGAAAAAGCAGTTGAATGGCTGACTTCGTGCAGCCTATTGACGGGCTGACTATGCGGCTGGAATGCGTACCCGTGGCAAAGGAACGACCACGGTTGACACGATACGGCGGGGTTTACACGCCAGCCCGAACAGTCGAATTCGAGAGGATCATTGCCGAAGCGTGGCGGGAACAGCAAGGCGAAACACTGCTTGACTGCCCCGTTGTGCTATGGGTAAACGTTGGGGTTGTCAATATGAAAAAGGATATTGACAACCTAGTGAAGTCAATTGCTGACGGGCTGAACGGGGTCGCGTGGCTTGACGACAAACAGATCATTGAACTACACGCTTGGAAGTATCCAGCCAAGAAAGGCGCTGAATACGTCAACGTTATTGTCAGGAAGGTAGAACAGTGAGCATTGAAAAAATGACAACCGTTCTCTATCACGCGGAAGTTTCGGGAAATGAAAAACTTGTGTTGCTGGGTATTGCGAACCACGAAGGCGACGGCGGGGCGTTCCCCGCGGTGGACACGTTGGCAAGATACGCGAACATTGACCGCCGTTCAACGCAGCGCTTACTTCGCAACCTTGAAGCGAAGGGCTTACTTCGATCGGATCGCCGCACGGGTAATTCAACACTGTACCGCGTACTTGTGTCGTGCCCCGAAAACTGCGACCGTTCGACGAACCACAGACTTGTTCGCAACGGAGAAAACGGACGGGTTGCATTCGCAGGGGGCGACACTACAACCACGGGTGACACTGGAACCACGGGTGACAGCACAACCACCCCAGGGGGCGACACTGGAACCACGGGGGGGGCGACACTACAACCGCCCGAACCGTCATATAACCGTCAAGAGAACCTTATTGCGTTCAAACAATTCTGGGAAGGATACCCCCGCAAGATCAACAGCCGAAAAGCACAACTGGAATTTTTCAAGTTGGACGAACACGAACAGACTGAAGCAATTGTGAAGGCAACAGAATTCGCTGAAAGTGTTGAAGCCGAAGACGCAAAGTATGTTCCTTACCCCGAAAATTGGCTGAAGAATAAAAGGTTCCTTGACACTTATACGCCAAGCAGTGTGATAGCGTACAAAAAGAAAAGTGAACAAGAACGTGCACAACGGATCCAGGAAGCACAGCAACCGAAACCCGAACCAGTGCGCGAAGCACCGCCAAAGTGCTTACAAGATAATTCAATATCCATTCTAAAATGCGGTCACGAAGACTGCCGAAAGTAACGAAGGAAACAACAAAATGGCATTCGTAACAGTCAAGGGAACTATTGACAAGTTTCACAACAGCGGGTTCGGTTTCACACTGCTGGAAACGTTCAAGACCCGCGAAGGGGTAGAAGCGTCAAAGAAGTGGCAGGTATTCCCCGAAGATATTCAACACGGTCACGTCCCAGGGGACATTGTCACGATCAACGGAACCGTCAGTGCAAAGGTTTACACGTTCACGAACGACGAAGGCGCTGAAGTGCACGTTGCAACTATGACCGTCAACAACGCAAAGTTCAACGCCCCGAAACTTGACACTGCCGAAGCGACAACTGTTGCAAGCGCAGTCCAGTCAATCGGCGGTGCCGTCAAGGACGTGGAACCGTTCTAATGAACAGCAACGACTTTATTGACTGGCTTATGACCGCGGCGCTCGCCGTCCTAGTCATTCTGGGAATGGTCGCATTGACCGTCGAAGTATTCAAGGCAATATTTTGACTGATCAACTGACACAGATGTTGCTCACGACTTATCAGCGCAACTGCCTATTGAAACAACAACGCGAGCGCCTACTGACCGAAGAACAGAACGCAGCGCTAGACACAGCATTGCGCAACCCCGCAAAGTCAATTCGTGACATTGTCAGCGCCCTACAAGGCGCAGGGTTCGTAACGTCCCGCGACACAATTACAAAACACAGAAAAGGACAGTGTTTAGAATGTCGAACGACAAACTAATTTCCGACTTGCTGAAACAACCCGACAACTACAAGAAACCCGACGGCAAGCCGTCATTCGTTGCCGAATACTTGCCACACGATCCGAAGCAAGCAGTAATTCAAACAACAACAACTGAAGACTTGCGCGGCAAAGGTGACGACGCACTAAAGAAATTTATTGTTGCCCAGGGCGGCGTTGTACCCGAAGGATACCGCGCCCGACTTGTCGAAATACGGCACCAAACTGACGGCTGGACACGAACCGAACAAGGCGACGACGCCACAACAAAACCAACGTTCTGGTACAAGTTCGTTGTCGAACCAATTGCGGGCTATATCAACGTTGACGAACTTGTTGCGGGCGTTGCAAAGATGAAACCCGTCAAGCCAACAACCCCAACAGATCCCAACGAAGTAATGACCGTCCTAATTGCCGACTTGCAACTTGGCAAGATAGACGACGAAAACGGCGACGGCGACGGCGTACAAAAAACCGTTGACAAGTTCGCAGACAGTATCGGCAAAGCACTGTTCTACTGGCGCAAGCAAGGCAAACCCGCAGTGCATATTGTCTGGGCTGGCGACTGCATTGAAGGTTTCAGCACGTCACAAGGTGGACGCCTAACTTGGCGACAGTCGCTAACGTTGACAGAACAGTTGCGGTTGCTTCGATCACTAATGCGTTTCGCTATTGACGCATTCGTAACCGCTGGGGCGCATTCCATTGAAGTTGACGTTGTCAACGGAAACCACGACACGGCAAGCAGTAAATACACGGGCGTTGATACACGACCCGACGACGGACACGCGACCGAAAGCGCAATTGCCGTCAACGAAGCATTGCAAACTAACCCCGAACGTTACGGGCACGTTACCTTGTACGTTCCCAAGAAAGACGAAGACCATATTGTTAGACAAGTAGGAACAAGCATTGTCGCTATGGCACACGGGCACCAATGGGCACGCGGGAAGGCTATGGACTGGGTTGCAGGGCAAGCACTGAACCAACAACCCGCAGGGGCAGCGCAGATCATTCTGCACGGGCACGAACACGAACACAGCGTGAAGACCCGCAAAACCCGTTGGGTAATCTGCGGGGCACCGTTTGAAGTGTCGTCAAACTGGTGGAAAGCCAAGACGGGCGATGAAGCAAAACGCGGCGCAGTCTGCTTCGTACACGCCAACGGCGAAGTAAGAGAAATGACGCTATTGTAATGCCAACGTATGACTACAAGTGCAAGCAGTGTGACACAGTCACAACGCTCGCGCATTCGATCAACGACACAACACAACACTGTCAAGACTGTGACCACGAACTAACCAGGATATACACGGCACCGTCAATCGTATTCAAAGGGAACGGCTGGGCAAAGAATGAACGATAACGCAAAGCGGTTTCAATACAATACGGCAGAATGGAAACGAACCAGTGCCGAAGTAATCAAGCGCGACGGGCACACTTGCCAAGCGTGTGGCACAACCGAAGGGCGTATGACCGCAGACCATATCGTGCCCCGAAGTAAAGGCGGATCAGACGACCCGACGAACCTTCGTTGTCTATGCGTCAGTTGTAACAGTAGCAAGGGCGACAAGACACACGAACGCACAACCTATCTCCACAAGGGCTGGCTGACACGCTAACGGGGTTTTTTATACGACCCCTAACTGTCACGCCCCCAATCAAGAAAAGCCCCGCACAGGGTCAAAATATTTCAACGGAAGGGTACTAATGAATTACGGTGAAGACCTAGAAACTTACTTTGCTTCGCAGTCGTGGATCACTGAAACGCATACTGTCGAAGTCGGGTTGCTTCGTGGCATTGCTGAAAGGCTGGAAGATCCGAAACAGTTCAGTCCCGCATTGTTGGCGCAGTATGGTCTTATCTTTCGGGCGTTGAAAGCCCAAGCGCCGAAGGGCGACGAAGATGACGACGAAGTAGAAAACTTGTTGCCCAAGAATGTTTAGCCCGACGCATTGCACTGCCCCGTTGTCGGAAGACTTCGCCAGTGCAATTGACCCTTATCTGCCAGCGCTAAAAGCGGCGTGGCTGAAGGCGTTCGGCTATTGGCTTGACCCGTGGCAGATCGAACTGCTACGAAGGTCTTTTGAACTGTTCCCCGAAGGTCACGCGAAGGCTGGACTGCTTCGGTTTAGGCAAGTTGTCACGTCCCTATCAAGACAAAACGGGAAGACGGAAATTGCGGCGCTGGCGTCAGTGTTCTGGCTTCTATGGCGTGAGAAAAATGAATTTATGGTAGGACTTGCCGCGAACAGTCAGCAAGCCCGCCTTATTTTTGAACGTGTAAAAAAGGTCATTGAAGCGAACCCGAAAAGTCTGGGTAAGCGTATGAACAAGTTGACGGACACACGCGGAATTCAAACAAAGCAAGGCACGACGTATCTTATTCTTGCGAACAAGGAAAGCGCGGCACAGGGTTATTCTGTTGGGCTTGGGTTGCTGGACGAATTGCACACTTACAAGAACGAAAGCGTCTATGCCGCCGTTCTTGCGGGGACGGGATCCCGCGACAACAGTTGCGTCTATGGGATCACTACGGCGGGCGACGAAAACAGTCAACTGTTGAAAGACTTGTACGCGCAGGGAATGGCTTCGTTGACTGACCCCGCAACCCGCTTCGGGTTTTTCTGTTGGGAAGCGTCCGAAGCCACGGTGCCCGAAGACGACGCAGAACTTTTGAAGTTGCTGAAGGAAGCAAACCCCGCACTTGCTTCGGGTCGCATTGACGAAGCGAATATGCTGGCTGACGTTCGCGCTATGCCCGATACTGATATTGTTCGTTATCGGTTGAACCGTTTCACGTCTTCGTCCGAAACGCTTATTGACTTGGCTGACTGGGGCAAGTGCGGTCGCGGGCGCACCGCCGAATTCCCCCGCGAGCAAAACAAGTTCGTGATAGGCATTGACCGCACCTATGATCTTGGGTATGCAAGTTTCGTTGCAGCCCGTCAAGACGATACGGGAACAGTTCACGTTGAAACAATTGCGTCAATCAAAAAGCCGACACTTGAAAACTTGCTGAACATTGCGCTTGAACTGAATAAGCACCGTCCCGCAAAGTTCGTTCTTGACAGTTTGAATATGAAAGACCTTATTAGCGAGATGAAGAAACGCGGGTTGCCCGTCGAAGCGGCAACTTACGCCGACGTTATCGGGGCGTCAAAACACTTCTTTGCGAAGATCAAGGCGCGGAAAATCTTGCACGCGAACGACGACCTTATGACAGTGCAGTTGCAGAATGCCCGACGCAAGCCCGTCGGGGATCAGTGGAAAATTGCGAAGAAACCAGGAACCGACATTGACTGCGTTCTTGCGCACGCGCTCGCAGTTTATTTTGCTGAACCAACGGCGTTGGGTAGTGGCAAGTTGCAATTGTTCTAGTAAACTTGTCCTTCTATGGAAAAAGAAACTTTGAACGTTGGCGAATACGCCGTGCCCGTTGACCCTATGGACTTCTTACAGTGTGAAAGTTGTCAATAACGACACGCCGACGGCAATAAAATTGTTGTAGGTCTGTTACAATTGTGCTAATGGGCTTCCTTGACCGACTTGCACGCGCTTGGGTATCTGCTTCTGATACGACACAGTTGCGTTCGTTCACGTTGCCTTCGCGCACCGTTTCAAACACTGCCCGCCCCGTTGGTACTTCCGACGCACTTGCGCTGGGATCCGTTTACCGTGCCGTCAACCTTATCGCCGTCGCTTCGGCGCAGTTGCCGTGGCGTGTAATCGCTGACAGTGGAGAACTGGAACAGAACACTTTCGTTCGCCAGCCAGACCCCGCAATTTCGCGTTCGGCGTTTATCGAACAGACCACAGTTGCGCTCGCACTGAACGGAAATGCGTTTTGGCGCTTGGGGCGCAACAGTCGCAACGAAGTGGTCACAGCCGAAAACTTGAACCCCGAATACGTCGCCATTGAAACAGATGCCGAAGGACGCACTATTGCGTTTACTTACCAGGGCACGAAGCGTTACACAACTGACGAAATAAAGCACTTGGCATTGTTCCGCGTTCCAGGGAATGCCCGCGGCGTGTCCCCTATCGCAGCGGCAAACTTGGAACTGCGCGGGCACTTGGACTTGTCAAAGTTTGCTTCGGAATTTTTCAACAACGGCGGTATGCCGTTGGGCATTCTGAAAACCGATATGCATATTGACCAGGACGGCGCGGCTGAAGCAAAGGCGTGGTGGAACGAAAGCGCGAGCGCCGCTAACGGTATTGCGGTTATGGGTAACGGGTTCGGTTTTGAAAAGACTGGGCTGACCCCCGCCGAAGCGCAGTCGGCTGAACTTCGCAAGTTGTCAGCGACGGAAGTTGCCCGCTTGTTCGGGGTTCCCGCTTCGCTTATGCTTGCCGACGCTGGCAGTTCGCTGACCTATTCAAACTTGCAACAGGAATGGGTTGCTTGGGTTCGTTTCGGGATCACGAAATACACGCTTGAAATTGAAAACGCTATGACGTCACTTATTGGCGTGCGCGGAAACAAAACAGTCAAGTTCGTCTATGACGCACTTTTGCGCCCCGACACTGAAGCCCGCTACCGTGCACACGCCATTGCGTTGAACAACGAACCGTTTATGACCCGCGCCGAAGTTCGTGCGCTTGAAGATCTGCCAGCGGAAGGCTAAAAATGGAATACCGTCAAATTGCTATTCGCGCCGTGGACAGCGACGCCCGACTTGTTTCGGGTATTGCCGTACCTTACGACAAGAAAGAAAACGGCGAACTGTTTGCTTACGGGGCAGCGCAGGTTGCTGACGACGCAAAACTTTTCGCGTACCACGAAGAACCAATTGGCAGGATCATTGAACACAGCCACACTGCCGAAGGTCTTGTTGTTCGGGCTTATATCAGCAAAACACGCCAGGGCGACGACGTCTATGAAATGTTGAAAGACGGCGTGCTTGACACGTTTTCAGTTGGCTTCGATAACGCCGTCAGCGAGCGCCTTGAAGACGGTACGACCGTGATCAAGTCGGCAAGAATTCGCGAAGTGTCAGTTGTCCCCTTCGGGTGGTACCACGAAGGCGCAAAGATTTCCGAAGTTCGTGAAGAACCGACGGAAGAAACTGCAACAACCGTTGCCGTTGAAGATGAACCGCTAGACGGTTCTGAACAAGAAAAGGATACAACTGTGACTGAAGATGTTACTGTTGACCCTTCGGCTGACATTGCTGAACTTCGTCAGTCGGTAGAGGGTATCGAACGCACCATTGCAACTATGGGAACCCGTTCGGACGCCCCCGCAGTCAAGTTCCGCCACGTTGGTGAACTTGTCAAGGGGCTTGTTGCTGGTGACAGCATTGCGCAGGACGAATTCAAGCGCGTTTATTCGGGTGGCGTTGTCGCAGACACTTACGACAAGGACGCTTGGGTAGGCGAGTGGATCAACGTCGTTGACGAAGCCGCTACGCTTCGCAACGTGTTCCAGCGCCGTGCAACCCCCGCAAAGGGAATGAACGTTGAATTCGGCGTTCTTGACGCGAACACGCTCGCAATTACGGAACAGGAAGCCGAAGGCGACGTTCTTGACAGTGGAAAGATCTCCGTTACGACGGCGACTGCCCCTATCAAGACTTACGGCGGAACTTCGACGCTTTCTATCCAGGAGATCGAGCGCACTGACCCCGATATGCTGAACCTTACGCTTCTGGGTCTTGCTCGCAAGGCTGGACAGCGTCTGAACACGGCTATGCGCACGCACTACGAAACCGCAGTTGCAGCGCAGTCGGCTAACGCAGTTCTGTACCCCGCAACGGGCGCAGGTTACACTGACTTCCTTGACGCAGTCGTTGAAGCAGCGCACAAGTTCCAGACCAACGGACTGGGCATTGACGCACTTGTTGTTGACAAGGCGCTTTATAAGCAACTTGTAACGCTTGAAGCAACTGACGGACGCCCCGTGTTCCTTGTTGACGCAGCCGCACAGGGCAACGTCGCAGGACGCTTGAACCTTGTCGGTCTTTCGGGTTCGCTTGTCGGTATCCCCGTTGTTTGCGACGCACTGCTTGACGGTTCGGCAGCATTCGTCAACCGTGCCGCAATTACCGCTTGGGAAAGCCCCATTGCGCAGTTGCAGGACACTGGCATTGCTGACCTTACGCGTTCGTTCGGCGCTTATATGTACGCCGCACAGGGTTCGACCATTCCCGCGGGTATCGTTCCTCTGGTAGCCGACTAATCACAACACTGAAAGGGGCTGACCGTGTCTGCCGCTGATCTCCAGGAATTCGTTGGGGCACCGTCCACGGACGACGCCTACGTTTCGGACTGCTGGGACGAAGCGCACGCGCTTGTTGACAAGGCGTGCGGTTCGGCGGTTGCAGATGTTCCCGCGGTAATTCTGAAACGCGCAAAGTTAGAATGCGGGTCAGAACTTTATCACAGGCGGTCAGCCCCTCTAGGGGTTAGTCAGTTCGCTTCGGTTGACGGTTCGGCAGTAAGAATTTCCCGTGATCCTATGGTAGGGGCAATTCGTATTCTGAAACCATTCTTGCCCTTCGGGGTTGCCTAATGGCAACTTTGACTGAACTTCGGACAGAACTTGCCGAAGTTATTGCTGAAGCAACGGGAATTCAAGCCGTTGCCAACTTGCCAGAACGACCAGTTCCGCCCATTGCCCTAATTTCTGGTGCCAGCCCTTACGTCAGTTTTGACGCTTCGGCTACTTGGGGCGAACTGGTCGTTCAGTTGCGTGTTGACCTTGTTATGTCTGTCGGCGCTAACAGTGTCGAAGCAGACAAACTGGACGAAGTAATTGAAGACGCGCTTGCGGGCGCTATTGGGGCGGGCTGGCTTGTCAACGAAGTTTCGGCACCTTACCAGTTGACTGCGAACGCGGCTAACTATCTTGCAGTAACTATGAACTGCGCAAAACACAATATTTTCTATTAGAAAAGGAAACAACCACAATGACCACACGCTTGCGCGGTAATGCGCTTACGTTGAAAGTTGGAAGCAACGAAGTTTCGGGGCAGTTCAACAGTGTCGTTCTCCAGGGAGAGGACGCAGCCGACGACATTGCTACGTTCGGAACTGTTGCAACGGACTTCTTTT